AATTCAATAAATGTTTTTACCGTCATAGTATCTTTGTCAACATTAATTTCATGGTCCTTTGCAAAAGACTTTCTTCCCATTTCACACGAGCCTGTTAATATATGATGCCACGAGAAGAACTCGCTACATGGATACTCTTTTTCTAAATCGTTAAAGTGGTTGATAAATTTAGAAATTCGTTCTTCTTCTGGCATATTATCAAATAATTTTTCTGTCATTGATTCCATTGCTTTTCTTAATGTTTCGCCATGTGCAAATTTATTATTTTGTTTTACAACAAAGCAAGGTTCTTGTGTTAAATCTTTGTTTAAAATAAAACCACTTGCAACATTATATTTTATATTCGTAATCACAGTTTGAACATTATCAATCATTACAATTTTTTTACTATTTATTGATTTTAAGCCATAGCCATAGACAGAGCCAGAGCCATAGCCAGGGCCAGAGCCAGAGCCAGAGCCAGAGCCAGAGCCAGAGCCATCGCCATAGCCATAGCCATAGCCATAGACAGAGCCAGAGCCAGAGCCATAGCCAGAGCCAGAGCCATAGCCAGAGCCAGAGCCAACTTTCAAAAATTCTTCTATTTTATCCATATCTTAACCCCCTCAATAGATTTAATTGCTTTTTCTGTGCATGGGATAATTTCAATAACACCCATAATTTGAATTTCATCAACAATTACAGTAAATTTGCAATTTTCTGGTTTAGATGTTCCATCTTTCGCTAGTTGTGAAATACTAGCAGCACCATCCCAGTAAAAAATTCTTCTGCAATCTTTTAATACAACTTCTTGCCCATCTTTTTCTGCTAATGTTCCAAAAAATACACCTGCTCTGTCTGCTCTTACAATTACTTTTTCTCCAATAAATTTTTCCATTTTTTTCTCCTTTAACTATGTTTTGTTTACTTGTTATACATACTATATCATCATAAAGCATAATTGTAAATAGATATATTGTACTTTTATTGTACTTTTACAAATACAAAAAGAACGCCATTTCTGACGCTCAATTTGTTGGTATCAACAATATGGTTATCTGTCAATATAGTGAATTTCCTTTAAATTATTATGATCGTATTCGAATATTTGAAATCTTTCTACGCTCATAGTCCAACCATGCTTTTTATGGTAACCGTCTTTTTTAACTCCTGTTGGCAACCTACGAACTAAACACCCGTTGACATCTCCGGTTTCTTTTTCGTGATGCAAATGTGACACGTGAATTTCTTTTGTTTTGCTTTGGTAATATTCTTTCAAAAACTCTTCGACAAATATCTCTTTGATTACACTTAGATTTTTACTTATCGTATCTCCGTGAGTTAAACCAATAAAGATTTTATTCCAATGAAAGACTTTTCGCATTTCTCCCTCGCCTACGCTGTCATTGTATTTAATGCTAGGATATAAAGTCTTTAAAGTTTGTAACAAAGTCCACGATCCCGTATTAGAATGATTCCCTTGCGTATAATAACATTCTACGTTTTCGGAATTTTCTAAACATTCAACAAATAGTTCTCTGTAAAATCTCAGTGCATCATTAAATGCTTTTGGGAAGTCATATTCGCCTAAATAAGTGCCATTTGAGGTTTCCCCTTTGAAGTTATCACAATGAATTAAATCTGCCCCGAATGGAACGAATATACATTCCCATTTGCGTGACTGAATAATCTGTACAACTTGTTTTAATACACTTTCATAATCTTTATAAATTGCTACACCAAAGTGTAAATCGTCAAGTGGAATTTCCAAAAGTCTATTGCTTGTTTCTTGTTTGCTAACTTCTATCTTGTCAATTGGTTTTATAATCGATAGAGTATCTTTTAATATATTTATATAGCTAACTTCTTTATCAGGTGTTGACCTTGCCCAATATTGCACGAGATTCCCAGAACTATCGTATTGTGCTGTTACTTTTCCGACCGTTCTGTTATATTCAAGGTTAGCATTTTATAAGAGTTCTCCGTCTTTTTCCATTTTTGTTTTCCACCTCTTTAATTGGCTTCTGAAACCCTCGAATGCAACGCCATTTATTTCGGTTTTTACAATTTTATATACTTCTCTTGCTGTTTCCGTTTGATATAATTCTACGCATTTTCTTTTAAATTCGTTACTATATATCTTTTTTGCTGCCATATTCCCTCCACAACCTGTTTTTCTTAGTTTAGCACTAAAATGTGTTTTAATCAATAAAAGGCAAGTAAAACGCTTGTTCTACCTGCCTAGTTTGATTAGTTGATTGTTTTGTACGTGTCTATTATGTATGTATCATTTAATAAAAGATAAGTCAACTAGATAAACGGTCTTTAGCTATCAAAGGAATGGGACTTCGTCATCTGCCCCCTCGGGAATTTCCACAAATTGATAATTTGCATTATTTGTTGGTACTGAATTTTCGGAACTTGCTTTACTCTCTGCAAATTCTTGTTCTTCGACAACAACATCTGTTGTATAAACCTTTTGACCTTCTTTGCTCGTATAGCTGCCCGTTTGGATTCTCCCTGTTACTGCAATTTTAGTCCCTTTTTTGAAATACTTTTCTGCAAATTCTCCTGCTTTTCCAAAAGCTACGCAACTAATAAAATCTGCTGACTGTTCATCTTTTTTAAATTTTCGGTCAACTGCTAACGTATATTTTGCAATTGCCATTGTGTTTTCTCCTTGTGAATATCTTACTATTGGGTCCTTTGTTAATCTTCCAGTTAAAATTACTTTATTCATTTCTTTTCCTCCTATTTTATAAGTTCTATTATTCCTAATACAATAAGTGTAATAATTAAAATCATAAGTGGTAGTATTGCAGGACTTAAAACCAAAAACCAAGACCAACTTATAACACCAACTAATTTTAATACAATAAAGGCAACGGTTAAAATTCCTAAAAATCCAACGTCATTACTTTTGTTATTATTTTCTTTCATAACTTCTCCTTAAATGTGATTGTTATTTCTGTTCTCGGGTTATCTTTGTCATATTTTACTCTACTACCATCTGTGCTTACAATAATTCTACTATTGTCATCTTTTAAAACACCACACTTTACCATAATATCGTGTAATGCTTCATGTAAATTGACCAAATCAACAATTCTTCTTGTACCCATGTAATAAATTGCTTGCACATTTATTTCTTCTTCAATTGCTTCAGTTCTTGGCATATACCATGCACAACCTATTTCATACTCTTTAAATGCCTTGCTAGGAATTATCATTGGTCTATGTGTTTTTTTGTTTGTAATAATTCGTTGGCTGTTTTTTTTAGTTATCGGTTGTAGTGGTATTGTAAATTTCATTTCATTTCTCGTTGTTTTACCCTCGTTCACATCTTGATCCTTTCTTCTAATTTCTGAATTGATATTACTTTTGCTCGCTGTATAAGTTCTTGCAATTCTTCATAAGTAAATCCGTTTAATATTTTTGTTAGCATATCTTCAATCATAAATAACTCCTTCCAAATTTTTCAATAAATTCTTCTCGTGTTCCGTGTTTTTCTTCAAATTTACGTTGTGCCATTTCCTTATACTTTAAATCTATTTCTCTGTTCATGTGTGGTCCGTTGTTTCCACTATGATGTTCTGCGCATAACGGAATAATTAAACCATACTTATCGCTGTTTTGCCTGTTAAAACCGAACAACACGTGATGGACCTCTGGATATGGGCTTCCACATACTAGGCAATATCTCATGTCATCTGTAATAATTGAGTTCTTTAAGTATTTTTCTTTTTTCAATTATTCCTCCTCTTCTTCAAGCATGTCCCAATCAACTAGGTCTTTATAATCTTTGTCTGCACAAGGTGGATAGCATGGACCTGCTCCATAATTCGTAACTCCATGAGAACAACTACAATTATATTTGCAATAATCACAACATTCATCGTTTTCTACAATTTCGTCTAATTTTTTCTTTATTTTTTCTGATATATTATTTTCTATTATTTCCACGCTCCTTTCATAATTTCTAACTCTCTCGGTGTTAAAGTTTCAATTCCTAATTCTTTACATTCGCTTACTGTTCCGTCAATCAATCTAGCCATTTCTTTGCTGTCATATAAATGCGTTGGTTTTAATACTTGATAGGCTCTGTATAACTTGCCACTTTCAAAAGTCTTTGTAATATCAGTTGGGCGTAAGTGTAAATTTTCAAACTCAAGATAATCTATTTCGTCTAATTGTAAGATTGCTCCTAACTCCTTGTCTATCGCACCATATCGCCCCATTAGGATATTTTTCTGTGCGTTACGTGTATTTGTTAACACTTCCGATAATTTATCGTTTAAAACGTGAAAATAAGCGTTTGCACTTAGCGAGCGATTAGCACGGTATTTCTTGACTTCGATAGTTAGCAAATCATCTTGCTTGTATTCGGGTGGCTTTTCCATTTCAAAAACCACCTGATACTTTTTATTGAATAATTGCGTTACAGATTTTAAATATCCTTTACTTTTTAAAGCCACGCTTCCACTTCCTCTTCAAATTCGATTCCAACACTGTTCATGTACATTTCTAATTTTGCCTTTGCATCTGCATTTAGCATAATTTTATATGTGCATTCTTCTAGTTGTTCATCTTCTGTAATTTCAGGTATCAGGCTTTCAATTACTTCTTGCTGTGCTTCAACTCTGACTTCTTCCTTTACTTCTTCAACGTGTTTTTCTTGTTCAATCTTTGCACGTTCCTCAGCACGAATCCTGTCGGCTTCTTCTTTTGCGATACGATCCTTTTCTTTCTGCATGATTTCTTGTTTTCTTTTATTATCGTCGTTGATATATTGAATTGCAGATGATAGCTGCATATTAATCTTGTATAGTTCAATTGCTTTTTCTTCAACTTCTGAATTCATACTTTTTATTACTACCAAATCATTTGCAACTGTTTGTGCGATATTTTCTAATTCTAACTTAATATCATCTGTAAGATATCCCTTGTTTAGCCATTTCGGATTGAAAACCGATTCAAGAGAAAAAACGCTTTTTACTTCTTCTGTAAATTCTTCATAGATTGCCGCAATCCTCTCTTTTTTCTTTTCTTTTTCCTTTTTCTCAAACTCTTGTACTTGATCGTTGATTTCATCAATTGGCTTTTCGATAATTTCAAACAGTTCTTTTACCTGATTTTCAAAGTCTGTGTATGGCTTATTGTATTCTTTTTTAACTTCAATTTTACGATCGTTAATAGCTGTTTTAATTTTTCTTAATATTGCGACACTTGATTTTGCCTCTTTCACTGTATCTTCATGAAATGTTGCACCATCATATGCATCAGCAATGCTTTTTACTTGTTCCTTGATTTCTTCAAAATTAAAGTTGATAACACCTGTTGTCAGATTTGCTTTTACTTGTAATTCATTCATTATTGTTTTCCTCCGTTTTTGTCAATAAGTCCTTGTAATTTTTCAATAAGGTCACTAAATTCTTCGTTTGTAATACTTTCTAGTGGTTTTGTTATTTTTTTTGTAATATCAAGATTAGCTTCTATAAACTTTTCTTTCAAAACATTAATCTGTTTTTGGTTTATTAGCGGCGATTCTTGTTTTTTGCTTTCTGTTGTTGGTTCACTTTGCTTTTGTTGCTTATTCGAGCTGTTTCCCATGTTAAATACTACTTTCCTGGTCTTATTATTAATGATTGATAATTGAGTAATTACACCATCTACAGTTTTGATTGATTTCACAGAAAACTTATCGTAGCATTTTCCGTCTTTTGCCACGGTATATCCATCGTCGCTTTTCCATAATTTAATTTCGGGTGCTGTGTAAAGTTCTCTACCAATTCCCCAACAAAAACACGCTCTTTTGAAACTGTCAGACGCAAGCCCTTTTTCCTTTTGTGTGTTACTTTCTGACCCTGTATCTTCCTTTGAAATCCATTGTTTTTTCTCTTCATCCCATATTGAAACAATACAATTTGCGTTATCTCTCGTATGCGAACGTTGCCACCCCATACAGCCTACTGTTTCGTCAAGAATATTTGCATCAACTCTTGCGTCTTTATAGAGCAGCAATGTTATAAATGATGATGTTACGCTTTGTTGTCTACACTCAATTTCATCTGCCCTTAATTCCCTGAACAATCTTTCCATCTTTTTCCTCCTTTTTTATCAATTTTGCTATCCACTCACTGAATGAGTATCCGTTTTTCTTTGCCTGTTGCTCTGCCATATAAATTACGCTAGGATAAAGCATCAAGGCTTTTTGTTTCTTTCTTTCTCTCATGTACGCTCCTTTCTTACTTATTATATCAAGTATATATATGATTGTATATATACAAAGTTACTATAAATAATATCGTTTTATTGTGTGCTTTTACTTATAAAATCTAGTATTGCTTTCTTGTAAAATAAATTCTAGATTATTTGAGTGCCATTCACTAATTCCTTGACATGCTTCAAAATACATTCCGTCAAAATCACTTTCATTCTCTAATACGTTTTCTAGTGCAATATAGCATTCTTCGTTTGGTTCTGTTGTGTAAAATCTTCCGTTTGGAATCATAACAGAAAACTGATAGACTGTTTTGTTTTTACTTACTCTTTTTTGCTCAATAACTTTTTTGATCGTGTTTGGGAACTTTTCTGATTCTACTCTGTTTATTACTGTTCGTATTACTAATTCTTTGCAATAAATACTCTCTCCCTCTGCTTCTGCCATTGCTAATTTCAATAAATATCCTTTTTCTTCTTCTGTTAGGCTTTGTTCTTCTTCACATTCCTTATTCTGTGGCTCATTTTCGCTATTTTCAGCAATAATATAATACTTATTGTTTATTTGTTCGGTGTAAAGATTTTCAATGCTTATTGGCTTAATTTCACGGTCACGCTTATTTGCAAAAGATAGAAGCATTATTGAAAAAAATATAAGTAAAATAAATATTAACGTTACAATAATATACTTTTTATTTTCGTTCATCTTTTCTGTCCTTTCGCTGCAATGTAAATAACTTGATGCAAGTAACTAATAGCATAAGCAATAATATAATCATTAATACTACAAAAAATATCAATACTTTAATCATTTTCTACCTCCGTAATTCCGTATTCTAAATAAATTTGTTCTTCGCAATCAACCAGCATATCGTCGATATAATCATCTGCAAGCAACTCCATAATTTCCATTTTATTATCTTTTTTTAATTGTTCGTTGATACATTTTTTACAAAGGCTTTCTCCTAACCATTCATGAGTAGCAATTTCAGATCCACAATTTTCACACATTTGCACATGTACTCTTTCACTAAATAATGAATTTGAAATGGAACTGTAATAATCATTTCTAAGGTTCTCAATTTTGTTTTCGTCGCTGTTTTTCATAACTTCCTTTCTTGCAGTTTGACCACCAACTGCAAAGGCTATTATTTAATTTGTAAAGTAAGCATAAGGGTAACTGTTAAAAAATGCGATTGTGAATGTTGTCATGATTAAAATTAAAATTCCACCGATTAAAAATGTTTTCCCCCACGCTCTTTTTACTGTTTCAAATTCACTTGTTGCGATTTGGTAAAGACCGATTAAAATTGATAGTGATGATAAAATTAAGATTATTTTCATTTTGTTTCCCTCCGTGTTTGTTATTTGTTAATGTAATTATAGCAAGTATATATAGGTTTGTATATATAAAGAATAGCCAAAGATATATATATATATTTGTATATAATGCACAAAAAAGACACCCTTTCGAGTGCCTAATGTGGTTTATAACTTATAGTTATACAATGACATAAACCAAATCCTATGCAGTTTAGTAGGTCTGCCAACCTCGTTTTTTATAGTGGTAAACTCTTTCCACTTTGGAAACTGTTGATTTCAAACGTTATTCAGTTTTTAACTTCTGTCCTACTTTTAAAATATAAGGTGGCTTGATATTGTTTAATTCTGCTAATACTTTATACGTTGTTTTCAGTTCGGCAGCAATTTGATTGAGTGAATCGCCTTTTTTAACGATGTACGTTGCCTTTACTACCTTTTCTTCTTTATCCATGTTATCTCCTATTCTAATATTTTTTTGATTTCTGCAAGTTTATTGTTTGCAATTGCTAGTTCTTCTTTGAGAATTTCCATTTCTTGATTGCTTTCTGCAACTTGTACTCCTGGAGAAACGTATTCAATTCCTAGATATTCGCATATCCCCTGGCAGTGTTCCTCTGCTACTTCTTTTTGGTAGTCTACATTAACCATAAGTAATGCTTCGGTCTTATTATCCATAAATCCATTTTCAGACAATACAGCAGGCATATCCGTGTATTTCAGAACATAAAACCCTGCTGTTTTTATTCCTCTGTCAATTTGTTTTGTTCCGTTTACTAAATATTTATGAATACACGTTGCTAATTTCTTTCCATTTACTGATGTTGGATAGTGATACACAGATAAACCACTCGGGTCGTTTCCGTCAAATACACCATCAAGTGCGTTGTAATGAATTGATATGTATAAATCTGCTTTTAAACTATTGGCAGTATTTACTCTACTTGCAAGCGAAGTATCTGCATCTGTTGGCGCGACTAAAACTGTTTTTAGATTACATCTTTGCAAAGCAAGATTCAAATATCCAACAACTGCGTTGTTAAATTCGTTCTCATGCACAAATCTTCCTAATTCTTCTATATATGGCGTTCTTTTTCCTGACGTAGACATTCCGTGTCCGTCATCAAGTGCGATTAAATAACTCATTGTTTCTCCTTTATCATATTTTGTCAAATCATATGTTTTTATTACGTTAAGCAAATTATCTACGTAATTAATACTTGTTGCATAACCATCACTTTTTATATTTTCTAAATATGTTTTGGCGTCTGTAACGCCTTTTAAATTTTCGTATCTTGCGTTGTTGATAAAGTCAAAATATCCGATTATACATTGTTCCATATTCTCAAATGTAAACCATTTCATGCTTGTGCTTGTATATGTTCCGTCTGCGTTCTGTTCAGAGCCTACCTTGTAATAAAATCCATTATTTGTAGGACAACGCCCATCTTTATATTTCAAGCCAAAATAATTATTCACTTTTGCAAGTTCGCTTGTTCCTCTTGCACTTTCCAAAATCGCTTGTGCAATAATAGGACTGTGTACTTTAATGTTATACTTATTAGCATACTTTACAACATATTTAGATATTTCACTTATAAAATTATATACTTGCATTTTCCACCTTTTAACAAGGGCATGTTGTGAAAGCACACCATTGTTTTTCAAATTATACCGTTTTGTTGTAGTTTGCTTTGCTGATTCCTAGTAATGTGCCTAAAAATAAATCAATAGCAGTTATTGTTCCTACAATTTGTTCTCCATATGGAAATCCCCAAATTCCTGCAAGTGCAAAATATAAAACGCCAGAAGCAGGCAATCCAATTTGAGCGATCCATTTTAATACTGTGTACATTTTGTCATTAAATTTCATTTCTTTTCTCCTTTTATTTGTTTGGTTTATCCTTGTATTCAAAGTTAGCGCACCCCCACGAATGAGAATACGCCAACCACTACAAGGAGGTAGTATGAAAAACAGTTCTTAATGAACTAATTACATTATACACCTTTTTCAGTTTAATGCAAGTTATCTGTTGATAATACATTTTAAATCTTCAATTTCTTGCTTTAATACCTTGCAAGTTCCCTCTACTACAAATGTTCGTTCAATTACTGTGTTGTGTTTGTCAACCTTTTTCTCAAGTTGTGATATGCGATATAAAGTTAATTTATTTGTTATTAGAATCCCTGCTAGTGTGCCAACGCTACTTCCGACTAATGTTACAATGGTAATAATTGATGTTGCATCCATGTTTATGTTCCCCTAACTTAATTTTATAAATATAGTATACTCTTGTGTGTATGTTATGTCAAATTATTTAAGTATTACATCTTTTACATATAGAATTGTGTTTGAAGTAGCGTAAGCGTTATATACTTTTAAGGCAATTGCCCTTGTTCCAGTATAACCACTAACGTCAATTGACACTGTTCTATACTCTGTTCCTTGAACATTTTCATCAATCAGTGGATAATATATTGTACTTGCGTTATTAAGCGACACTCTACCCACTCTGTTCGCATCGTTCAAATTACATTTTACTTCAAATTCAATTGTATTTATATTTGTAACATCAACATTTATATAAACACCATATGTCGATGCTTTATTACTCACAACAAAATAATATCCATCATTATATCCGTAACTGTCTGCCCCGGAATTTACAACACTATGCCCAGCATCTACAACCCCATCTTTAATTAGGTAGAAATCTCCACCTGTTGTTTTTGTCCAATTTGCCCCATAAACCCAATTTATTAAAGCCATATTATAACCTCACTTCCAAATTAACAGTCGCACTAGGCGTTGCGGTTGCGTGGAAAGTAACTTCATCTGTTCCAGCAATTACACTAACAATCAAAGCGGAATCTGATATCTCGGCATCAGTAGGGTAATTTGTTGCACTTCTCAACGATACATGAGGAATGTCGCTTGTTGTTGCTCCTGTCAAAGTTTTTGTTGCATAATATCCACCAGTTTCGGAAGTCCAATCCGTAGTCAATACTGCAAATTCAGAAGTAGTTGCGATTTTGTCAATTTCTGTTTCTGTATCTTCAAACGCATCATCAATTCTGCCCTCTAGTGCGTTCAAGGTTGTTGCGTCTGGCAAATCTCCCTCTGCATAAACTGTTCCCTCTGTTCTCGTGTAGTCGTATGTCGACACTGTTCCACTAACTAATGTTTCTGTTCTTCTTCCCGGATGTTCAACATCTCTGTCTACCCATGTTTTCGTTACAAAATTACTCATTTTTTCTCTCCTCTTAAATTAGTCCGTATTCACCGCAGTAAAATTCACCGCAGTATGGTTTATTTGTTCCAACTTCTATTGCATGATTTATTCTATCTTCTAAAAAAGTTTCAATTTCATTCCACCGAATGTATGTGTTAAATGGTCTTGCAAGGCTTAAATCGGTTCGTAGATACCTTGCTTTTAATGTCTGTAGCATTGTTTCTATTTCGGCATAATCTGTTGCTTTTGGGATAAATGCAACTTGCAGTTGTTCATATTCATCTAGAAAGTTAGGATTGATTTCAGTATAATCTAACCCAAAATATTTACATAAAAGTATTAAATAATCCCATATTCTATATAAGTCATCCGCATTCATAAAAGCCTTGTCTGTTTTTTCTAAAATATCGGCTTGCGTTCTATCTGTTATAAATTCATAACTCATTAAATTAACCCCCATTCTCCACAGTAGAACTCACCGCAGTAATTAAACTCGTTTGTAGTTCCGTAAATTCCGATAGCCTTTATTGTAGATGAGAATCCACCAGCCAAATCCGTTGAGATACTTTCAATCCCTGCAATATATGGGTTTAGTCCGTCTGTTGGATTCTGAATTTTTACAAACTCGCTTGTTTTTTCTCCGTAATTGATAAATTCGCAATTGATTGTAAGTAATTGTCCGTAGTAATCAAGTAAATCTTCTGCTTTATCTAATGCACTTTGATAGTTCAAGCAATATCCACTAAATATTTTTGTGTTTTCCGTCATATTACTAGGAATATAATCGACTGTTTTAGTTGCTGCCATCTTCTGCGATTCATATTTGTACGCATTGATTGTTAAAGTTGCTGACGTTGTCAAATTAACTGTTATAAAGTATGTTCCACTATCTACTATTGTTCCTGTATTAACTGTATATCCAGAGTATGGATTGTCAAAGTATATTGTTTGTTCTCCACTAGAATATGTTTCGCTTACTATTTCTGTCAATTCGGTGTCTAATTTCCACGTGTAATAATTAACTACAACGCTTGACACATATTCATTTTGCGTAACATTTGTTGAAAACTTTCTACTTTTCGATATTGTGCTTTGAATTGTTTTGTTTTGCTTAAATATATCCACGCTATCGCTTCGACTTGTGTCTACAATAGAATTAGTAGCAAATAATACTTCCCTTAACGCTTTTCTACACGTCATAGGCTTAATTGTTCCATATATTAATGTGTCGGCTGTAACACTATCAATTGTATATGATGTAATACCACAAGAACTAAATATAGCGTCTAGTATCGTTTCTGCTCTAACTCCATTATACATTGCTCCGCCATTGAAGTCAAAGTTATCCATGCGACCTATTCGATCGGTACATTTGAAACTAACGATACCATTTTGTGAACTAAATGTTTGCATATAAAAGTCGCCTAAGAACGTTTCTATTCCGTCTAAATATTCGGTTGCTGTTAAATGCTGACCTTTATTTACTCCAGCAAATAGTCCGTCTGGGTTTCCTAGTTCAAAGTCTCCATTTGCGTCATTTGCTTTAAAATTTAATGTATTGATTGATATTTTATCAGAGTTAACATCTGATTCTTCAAGCAGGCTTCCACTTATTATTTCACTTCCAGACCACTCAACATTAGTTCCAAAATCAACCTTTGATATTCTGTCAAATCTGTTTTTAATATCACGTGTTCCTGTTAAATAAATTTTAACCATGTAATAGTTTTCAACGTATTTATTTGCAAAAAATATGAGACTGTCTGGTTTGTAATCTTCTGATATTAAAATATCTCCTGATGAATCATACCAATTGATATAAATATCATCTGTATAATTTTCGTAGAAATGGATGGTTATTCCATTCGATGTGTGTGGAGAATCAAATGCAAATGATAATAATGGATAGCCTGAAATTTGAAAAGTTTGTTTATTTGATAAAAAAGGTATGTCCGTTGGAGTGTCTGGCATTTCACTAAAACTACCATCTAAAAGAGTTCTGTTTGTTTCTAATGTCATATATTTTTCTGGTTCTATCGCTTCATCATTTCGCAATAATTCAAGATCAGAAACATCTTGATAATTCTCCGCTGAAAATTCTGCGTCTGTTAACGCTGTATCGTCTATCAATTCATAATTAATTTTTAATGATGTATTCATTTTACCTCCTTTCTATGCGTATATTGCTGGTAATTTTGCTTTAAAACTACACGTAAGAGCCTTGAAATGTGTTCCGTCTGCTTCTTCTCTGTCTATTTCATCAGATACGCTTGAAATATAACCAGTGAAACAACAATATTCATTGCTTATTGGTAATTTTATTGTGTGAAAAGCGGTAGGACTTGCTAAGACATTGAATAATGCGTTATAATCGCTTACATTGTTTTCATATCCAAAAGAACACGTATAATTTATATATGTTCCTATTACTTCTCGATACATATCTCCATCTTCTGTACGACCAGCCTTTTTGTCTAAGACATCAGCTGTTCTTTTTAATGCTACGATAGGAGTACCATACGATACACCATCAATATATAATTTTGCCATGTTACACCCCCGTCATAACAACATCATATCCAAGCCTATTTTGCTCACTCATTACTAGAGGAGTCATGACTCTTCCTATTTCCGTTTCATTTATTTTAAGTATTATTTCTTGATTTCCACCACCTCTATTTCCTAGAGATATATTCATTGCTTCTACGATTGTATCAAGTGGTGCTTCAATATTTGTTCCACTCGTTTGGTCTCCTAGCATTGCCAAAAACTTACTATTAGGTGGTATTACTGCCCCCGTTGCTAGCCCAGGTATATTTGTTGGCATTCCTGCTTTGCTTCCAGTAGAAGATTTTTTTTGTGGCAACCTTATCAATGGAATTTGTGGTGCTGTTAGGTTTCCAAAACCAATATTTGCTTCCATTCCACCGATTTCTGGAATCCAATCTGGCACTTTGAAATTTATTCCACCCCAAGAATTTAATATACTGACTATTGAGGAAAGCATATTGTTGAGCATTGTCAAAACATCGTTTATTCCTTTTGCAAATCCCATTGTCATATTAAACTTTATTATATCCCACATACTAACTGTTTCATCATTAAGAGTTCCACCAAATGCTTTATAATTTTCAATAAAATCGCCAAATGCATCTGTTAGTTTATCTAAAACTAAATCTTTTATATCATCTTTATATTTAATTAATGCTAATAATGAAGTGGCAAATGGTCCAAGTATCGCAGTTGTTAATGTTGCTATAACTGGATTGTTTACAAAATCGGTTGCCATTGTCGCAAGTGCGTCTAGTGAAAGACCAAAGTCATCAGTTATAGATGGAAAAAAACCACCCTCGCCAAACCATGTAAAATCTTCGTAAACTTCTGTATCTTCTGGATTTATTAATTTTCCTAATTCTTTTCCTAACTCAAAACCCTTAACAGCGACAGCAACAACTACAGCAATCGTGCCGAGTGACTTTAGTAATACTAAATTGCTTGTTAAAAAAGAAAGGGCATTTGCTGCTACACCTCCAACTTTAAAAACAATTATTGAAGTTGCAAGAACTCCTAGTGCTGTCCCAATATCTTCTATTGTGTCATCGTCCAAATTATCTATTGATGTTGCAAAATCGTCTATCCAGCCTGCTAAATCTGTACTATCCCAATCTTCTATGCCAAACAGTTCTTTGAAAAAATCAATAAATCCTTTCCATGCGAGTGAAATAAACCGACCTAGTGCTTCGCCTAAATGTTGTATACTTTCGACCAATGGTCTTAGTTTTTCTTCTAATTCTGAAGCCTTATCTCCAAGGACGCTTGTTTCTCCATAATCTATTGATGTGCCACCGCCACCAAAACTACTTAGTACGTTCGTTCCACTGCCAGATTGACTATTAAGCACGTTTATATCGTCAAACGCTGCTAGTTGGTCGCTAAGTGCTGAATTTGCATCTTCCGTGCTACTTGCCAAATCTGATTCTGCGCTTGCTAGCCCTCCGACTGACGACGATGCTGTGGAAACCTTAGCTTCAAACCCTAAGATGTTAGATATTGCTGTTGCTACGTTAATTGCTGCACTTAATACTGTATTTAAAAAGTTTACAACTGGAGTTAATGCTTGTATTAATCTTGAGCCTATAATTGTTAGAAACTCATTCCATCTTTCAGATAATACCCTTGTACTGTTTGCCCATGAATCTTGCGTGTTTGCAAAATCTCCCATTGCTAACTCTGTGGCGTTTAGAAAAAACTCTTGTCTTACTAATAATTGATTAGCAGCGTCCATGTTTTTATATAACTGTCCGTACCCTTGAGCAAGTGCAAATGCTTCTAAATTAGTTTGTGTCATAATAATACCGATTTGCTTTAGTGATTCAGTTTCGCCAGAATACACAGCACGTCCGATTGTATTAACTTCTGACATTGATTTATTATAGAACGACATAACATCTGCTAGCCTTGCGGTTAATTCAATTGCTTTGTCGCTTCCTATTTCTAAACCTTGTCCCATTCCTTGTCCCATTGCCATAAACGTAGATGCCATAGTTTTAGCTGATAGTTCGGAAATACCAAATTGCTCAATCGCTGTTTTGGAAAATTCCTCTATCTTGTACGACATAGCACCAAAGGAAACATCTACAACATTTTGTACTTCTTGCAAGTCGCTCGCTAGGTTTATCGCAGCCTTACCCATGTTCACGATTGCACGAACACCAAAGGCAACTGCAACAGTTCCAGCAAGTTTTTTTAATGAACTACTGATACCAGCAACTCCTGTTTTAATTCCCGTTTGATCGACTTCGGTTTTTATAACTATTGATCCGTCATAACTTGCCATTATTTATCCTTTCTGATTGCATTCCTTATTGCTTTTTGATTTAACTCCATCAATTCTTTCATTCTGTCTTTATCTTTTACATCTTCTGTTGTTAGAATGTCAATCTCGTTTCTATTTTCTTTGTAAAACTTCTCTTCCCAATCTGCTAGTTTTTCATGCTTTGCCTTTTTGCTTCTTATTGAAACAATCGTTGCAAATCTGCATTCTCCTATTTCCATGTATTCAGAAAGAAAACTCCACCAGTGTAAATTTTTAATACCTCTTATATCTTGCCCTATGCTCTTTGAAATTGGAGCGATAATCTTTTGTATATCTTTATCCCAATCCACTAACTTCGGTTGTGGTTTCTTTTCTTCTTCTACTTCTCCACCATTGATAAATAAGAACATACATTCAATTGCTTCTGCATAGTCTGCAACCTTTATTTCAGCCTTATAAAACAGTTTTAAGCATACTTGATACTTTTCTGCGAGTAGTAACTCTTTCTCGTCCATATTAAGCACTTTGAATAATTTTAGTGTTGTCCGATAGTCTGCGTCAAACTCATATTCTGTATTATTTATATTAACACTCGTAGGTAGTGATAATGTGTCAAACTTTTTATACATATTCCCTCCTAATAAATAAGGGCGATGGATAATTCCACCACCCTCAAAAGTGTTATTTTAACTCTGCAACTTTATCTGCTACTCTTTTTTTACTAAACTCTGCATACTTTTCAGTAATCATTCCGAAGAATTGACCAAACATTTCATAAGTAAGCGAATCTCCGAATAATGCTTTGCTTGTTGTAGGACCGTAGATATAATCAAGTTTATCTTTATATTTCTGTGCAAATTCTTCTAGCACCTTGAATTTATCTAAATCAGTAACACAAGCCTTTTCTTTTGCAATATATTCTTCTTTCTCTTGCTCATAAGTTGACTGTAATTCTAATATCTTTCTTGCTTCGGTTACATCGGTAGGGTTAAACTTGAATATTCCTCTAGGCTCTTTTCCCTCTGCCTCTGCTGTTTCTGTTTCAAAAATAGCAATTCTTTTTACTCCTGTGTCTAATACAAAACTTTCCATACTACTCCTTTCATTTTATGCGTCTGGTGTGAATGTGTAAACTCCTGCTGATACTCCCATTGTTCCTAATGTTTTATCGTTCGAGAAGTCAATTGTTAATGGAGAATCTACGTAGTCTGCGCCACCCTCTGATTCTAATGTTATTGTACAATTTGCGTGTACATCACATTCCATTGCTGTATCTGCTGTTCCAACATATCCATAAACGACAGCAACTTCATATTTTGACAATTCTGAATATCTATCATTTCTATAATGGTTATGTAATTGTAATCTTAATTCGTCGTCGCCTGTTACTGTGTATGGTGTAAATGTTTGAGATGGTTCTGTTTTATTTAATCTTGCTCTCGTTACACCTAAAATATCTGTTACTTTGGTTTTATCTCCGTTTTTTTCAATTGCCGAATCTGCAATTCCTGTTCCTAATAATTGCCAAACTTTTGGCTCTGTTGTTCCGACATTTACTAACGTCATTAACTGTTTACGTTTTGCTTCAATTCCGCTTTCGAGATTAAATTCTGTTGCTTCTGCCATAATTTACTCCTTTTCTATTTTTCCCAATACTCAATACGTACGCCAAACATATATTTAGCAAGTCCGTTTTCATCAACACCTGATAAATTAGCCATGTTTTGAAGTGGTATGATTTCATACTTATATGTGTTGTCGCCTAAGTCTGGAAAGTTCTTGTTGTCTTGTTGTGTTTCAAGCCATTCAGAGAATAACTCGAATTTATCCATGTTATCACTATTTACATCGCTTGTTCCTGTATCTATTTGCTCATAGCCTACAAAAGCGAATGTGTAACCTTTTTTCTTGTTGCCTAGAACATCCTCGAAGATTTTATAATCTCCATATTCAGGTATCATTGTACGAACTTGTGGGTAAGCATCTACTGATTCAAAATAAAGATAATTTCCATCTAAAAATGTCTGTACCCATGTTTGCATATTTTTATGTTTACTCATGATGAAAACCTCTTTCTCGCATTGTCTAGTTCTCTTGCATACTGAAAACCATTCATTGTTACCATTGCTTTATCCCATTCGCTAGTTGCAAGTGGATGCTGTTCTGTACTAAAGTTAAATCCTGTACCGTGATATTGTCTATTAGCATACACTGAATTATAAGTTACATATCCTGCTAGGCTATCAGCGCTAATGTTTGTTGTTTGTGATAGAATACCAGTATTCATTGGAACAAATGGGTTCATGTATCTTTCTAGTGCTTGTGCTTGATAAATGTTAAATGCTTTTGTAAAGCCTAAACCTCTAGTAATTTGTGGCAAGGTCTTATTCCACTTAAATTTAGTAGTAGTAGCCATTTAAACACCTTCTAACTTTAATTGAACATATGTTCTGTTTCTGTCCTTTGCTTCTATGATAGACTTTACTTGAATAGCATTGTAATCTTTTGCTATTGATACTATGTTACTTGCTGTAATATCTTCTGTAACCGTTCCCTCAATAATGTAATCGCCTTGTGACATTGTGAAATAGCCTGTTTGAGCATCTGTTTCTTTCCATTGGCTGTATTGCTTATAACTATCATTAAATGGTATTAAAACAGTGTGTTTTTCGCCTATCGCTACGCTTGTTCCACTCATTCCTGATACGGATTTTGTGTTGACATAAGCATTTGTTATTACCGTCTTATACCATATGTCTAATGATGTGCCATTATCGGACCTAGGATATTTATTTAAGATTGTTATTGTTTGATTATAAAGTTCGTTAATCATCTTCTCGTTCCTCTAACTCTCGTTGTGTAACGACCACACCGCTAATGATTGATACCGGTAAACACTCGGTTGCTATCTGCAATAGATAACCGTCAGTAGTTGATGCTAAGTCATAACTATATGATTCGATTCCGTTAGAATATGATGTGACATTTTTTACGCGACTTGTATCTTCGTTTATTGTTTCGATAAATTCGGTCATAGTTTCTTTAACTTCATCTATTTGTTCTTCTAAATCAACAAGTCTATCTTGCGTAAAATAGTCTAACTTTCTTCTTGCCTTTGTTTCTAGTAATGGGAAAGCAGATTCGCTAACTGTTCCGCCTAATTCTGTATATTCGCTATATGTTAAGTATGCCATGCTTTCTCCTTTAATTATTCCCCAGCCACGTTAATGGCTAGGGAAGTTTATATTATTTTTTCTTTGTTGCAGGTTTATTTAATGGTTCTTTTGCAGGTTCTTTTTTAACGGGTGGTTTTTTAGTAATCGTTTTTGCAGGTTCTTTTACTTCAACTCCACCATGTTTTAACAACTGCTCTATTGCTAGTTTGTTTGAGGTAACATATTCGCTACCGTTTTTCAGTATCTTCATTATGATTCTGCAATAACTGCTTGTACTTCGTTACCTGCAATAACTTTTCCATCAGAGTTTAATGCTACAAAGATAATGTAATAATCATTAGTGGTTGCAATAGTAATTTTGCCATCTGTAAGCGTTGCTGCTGTATATCCTGATACTTCGTCTCCAAATGATGGAACTGTTCCAGCTGATGCTCCTGAGACTTTATAGGAATAAGATGCTGCTCCAGTAACAGGTGTTACAGTAATTTCTGTTGATGTTGCTGCTACTTTTGTTGCTGCTGCAAGCGTTAAGTTTGTTAATGCGTCCCCTACATATTGAATCAAATCTGCCGATACTGTTTCAGTTCCGTATGAATAGAATAATCCAAAGTGGTAAGCGTTTGATGCCGGGAATTTTCCTGCTTCGTCTAAGTTTGTTAATACAGGTTGCGCTACTGATCCTTCTGCCATTCCAACTCTTGTTACACCTGATGGAAGATAAACTGAACTGTAAACTTTAACTCCATGTAAGATACCCATTTCTGCAATACCAGAATTTATGTTTGCATTTTCTACAGTATCAATATAAGTTCTTAATTCTCCGTAAGTTGATGTGTTCATTGCTACGTGAATCATGTCTCTGTCTACTCCATCAACAAAATCATTTTGTGTATTTTCAATTCCTTGGACAAATTCTTCAAATTTATCAATAGGTGTAGTCGCTGTGAATGATGTTTTTCTTGTTCCTGAAAATGTTGCTTCATTGAAAAATGCTCTTTCAAGTTCTCTTGCCATTGATTTTTGATCGCCTGCTTGTTTTCTTGTAATAAGTCCATCAACGCCATAAAGTTTAATGTCTTTTTCTTCTACTTCATGGATAAGTTCTCTATCTACGTTGATTGCAATTACTACTGGTGTTGCAACGTTTTCTTGTCCTGCGCCACCGCTTCTTGCTGTTCCATAAGCGTTAGAAGATGTGTTTGCAAATCTTTTTGCTTCCACTGTTCCGCTTTCAGGTGTTCCTGATAAGTCGCTATTTTTCATAACACTTGAAATTGTGCTTTTTTGTACATTGTCAATTACTTTTCCATATGTTTCTGATAGGTAGTCATAACCGCCCGCAGATGATAATTGTGATAATGATGCTATTCTTGCCATTTTTTATTCTCCCTTGGTTTAAAAGAAACTCTTAAATTCGGTTTTTTCTTCTTCGTGAGATCCGTTTGGTGGTAATTTAAGTTTTTCTTGTTGAGGATTAACAAAACAGTTTCTGTCTTTTGTAATTGTTTCAAACAGTTCTGCGTCGCCTTTTCCTTTGTTTTCTGGTTTATTTAGTTCTGATTTGAAAGCATTATATCGACCACTTGCAATGTCATCATCAAACCACTTATTTTCTCCGATTAAAGCGTCAAATCTTTGTTTCATTTCGCTTTCTTTCTGTGCGAGTTCGGTTTCTTCTTTTCTCTTTGTTTCGGTTGCTTGATATTCGTCCAACTTTGCTTGTAATGTTTTCACAGTTTCATTTGCTCCGTCCATTTCCTTTACGGAATCCGTCAATTCTTGAATCGTCTTGCTCTTGTCTTCAATTTGTGTTTTCAAGGTTTCAAGTTCTAACTTCTTGGCTTCAATGTCTGCTCCATGAATCTTCATTACTCCGTCGATTACTTCCTTTTCTAACCCTAATGCTTCCAATTCTTGTCTCTTCATTTCTTATTTCTCCTTTTTCTACGATTGTTTACGTGTTTTTCTTCACACAGTTTTACGAGATGTTGCTCAATAGGAATATACAGAATCGAACTGTAATTTACGGCATATAAGACCGTAGCACTTGCCATTGTACTATATTCCATTATTCACCTGCCCTTTTATTACTCGCTCGGCAGGGTGGCGAGGGTTTCAATGTTTAACCGCCATCAATAGCGTTTACTACTAAAACAGTTTTTGTTTAGGTGGATAACTGTAAACCACCATGTTTAAACCAAAAATAGTTTTTATCTACTCCTGTTTAAATCCTTTTATATATCTACATTTATTTTATCACAAACATACGTTTTGTCAATGTTTACTAATAAATTACTGCAAAATATGTGAAATTAGTCTAGTTTTTTGAGGTGCTAACCCCATTTCTTCACTTATTCGGTAATATTCTTGTGTTTTTGCACGGATTTCTTTATTGATTGCCTTTCTTCCTAGTTCATCTCCACTAGCCTTTAACATGTTTCGTTCATCTTTCATTTTACGAATTGATGTTTCAACGCCACGTTGATATTGTTCAAGTTCATATCTAGGCTTTTTAAGTGTTCTTCCACTCAATCCCTTAAATGATACTAATTCATTTGCTTTCTTGTCGCGAATCTTCAACTCTTTTTGCGACATAACAGGCTCTGACAGTCCAATAATGATAGGAAAAGTAGTATGCCTACAATTCATCGTTCCTATTGGTCGCTCTAGGGTTGCTTGTAAGCTCTCAAACTCTTTTGTTGTGAATTGTCGTCCATCTATAAACGCATGGTCTGGTGCAGGCGCTGCGTGACTTGATACTTCAACACCATCTGCACCGAATTCTTTACCTTGTTGCTCTCGATAGTCTGTATTGAATGCTCTTACACCGTCAAGCAAGTTCATACGCACCGCAGAATCTAATCTTCTTGAATATCCACTCGCATAGTCTACCGTCTGAATACCGCTCTTTGATAGATGATGAATAGTGGATCGCATTGCTGTGTTATAGTCAACTAAACCACTTTGAACTGAGTATATAGCCTTGTTTATCGTGTCAACATATGTTCGTTGAATTGTCTTATACGTTCCTCCGAAGTTAAAGCCTAGTGTATTGGATAAATTGAGTATATCTTTTGTTATATTCTTGATTGCATTTGTTTTCACGTATTGGAGTAGTAAACTATCCGTTTGTTTAACTCCATTTGCTTTATACAATGATTTCATTAACTCGTTATTGTTCTCTGCTGCTTTCTGTACCACCAAATCGACTTGTTTCGGCGTTAAATCTGTTATCCTTGCCAATTGTTCATTGATTGCGTTTATGTCCTCATTTTGAACCAAAGTGGAAAGTCTGATAGAATCCGTAGCAGATAGTTCGCCAATGTATTTTATTCTCTTTCCCATAATTTCAAGAATACTATTATTTACTTCTTGGACTACTTTCTCAAGTTCATCTGCTATGCTATCTGAAAGTTCTTTCAACTATTACACCTCCTGAACTACTGTTTTCATTTCGTCTAGGTGTTTTTGTGCAATTGGAACATCTTCATCCATAACCCACGCTCTTAGTTCTGCATCATCAACAGTATTTATTGCATTGGCTTGTAATAGCTGATTATATCTTTCTGTCATACTCTCAACGTAAGAATCAGACCAATCATAATTTGCTACCCAGTTTCCAATAGGTGTAGTTTCATTGTAGTTGCTGATCTTATCTATTGCATATAAAATATCATTTACGCCTTGCTCAAGCACTTTTCTGAACATAGTAATAAAAGAATAGGTTGCTTGCAAAGACTTCTTTATCTCGTCCGTATTTGTGTATGTCATGCTTGATTTTGATAGCAAGCCCTCGGATAGTCCGCAACTCATTTCTAGCATTTTGAGATTTCTTTCGATTGCACTATCTAACGCAACTTCTCGAATGTCAGGCGAGAATATATCAATCAAGCCACCATCTCCTATGTTTTTCTCTCCCTTGATTGAATGAATGATACGCTCTTTCCCTTTTGGCAATACAGACACGTCCTCTGTAATCTTAGTGCCGCTAGCGTTTGTATACGTGACTTTTCTATTTTCAAACAAGCGTTTGCCTGCGAAGATCATGGTTTCCTTATCTTCCATTTCTTTGTTGTATCTTCTCCACGCTGTCTTTGCTTCTTCTACAACTTCATCTGCACCGTAGGTAATAGGAACTCCTGTTGTTGAATTGTAATTATCTCTGTTGAGTTTCGGACTTTTAAATCTTCCCAACAATAATCTGTCTACATTCGGTATCTGTGTATATTCGTTTATATTATTCCAACCAGGAATACTTTCAATTGGAACGGACTTTCCGTCTTTAAAGCAAACTTGTGTAATGGTTTCGTATGAAATACCGTCTACCTCGTTTAGTTTGTGATATTCCCACCGTTGAAATACGCTTCTGTTTGTTTTCATCTCGTCACACATGATAAGCATAGAATACACAAAATCTCCCATACTTTCTACGATACGGAAGTTGTTATTCTCTATGATGTCAAAGCCTATTCTTTTACCGTCCGTGTTGCACTTAACAACACAATCCCCTGTACCCAAACAAACGTTCGCAATCTTTGGTAGAATACTAAACCATAATTTATTTGATATTTCATTCATGTATTTCGCTCTTTTGTTGTCTCCTGCGATAGATACGCTAGAATCTAGTAACGTTAGCATGCTTACCCTTTCCGATAAAATACTAGTAAGACTGATTTTTGTTGTTTCGTCAAAGTCTGTTTCATACTCTTGACTGTTTTTTTCTTCTACATCAATTCCAAACTTTCCCTTGATCCATTTAATGATGTCTGCTATAAACCCCATTTTGTTCTCCTATGTTACTGTTCTCCGCACTCGTAAGCACTCGTTTATATTTCTAATCTTCATCATAATAAGTGTTTGTTCTTCTATTGTCTAGTATAACCCTATTTAATGAGTATATCAAAGCGCAAATGCAATCCTCGTTTAGTTTTGGGTATTGGCTAGAAAAACTTCCGTCTTTCAACTGCTCATGTTCTGCACTTCTCATTTCTTCCGCAAGAAAAGGTGTCCTTGATTGGTCTATTACTATCTTTTTAACTGTCTGCAACCATTCCCATGAATAATCTCTACCGCCACCACTCCAACGCTTAACTGCACCAATTGTATTGAAGCCCATATCTTGATACTTGGCTATTTTGTCAGGATTGGCGCTATCACATATAATCTCGGCATCTTTGAATTGCTCTATCTGCGCAGCGAACATTTCTTGACTCATTCTAACCTTGCGAACTTCCGATATTGCATATAGTGTGTCAGTTTCATCATCATACGAACATTCAATGAATGCTTGTGGATGCTCATATCCCCAATCGAGACCATAATAGAAAATGCTGAATGAATCTATCTCGTCTTGTGTGATTTCTCTAAACTCTAGATTTTCGAATATCGTTCCACCTGTTCCGACTACTTCTCCTAGATAGTTGTTTCTGTAATACTTTTCTTTATTCTTTTTGAACCATTCCGCACGGTCAAAGAAACGTTGTCCTAACCATTTCACAGGTACGTTGTAATAGTATGAATGACATACATAGCACTTCTCTCTACTTGGTGCATCTGCTGTATATTTGTTCATCCAGTTATTCGCGCTCTTAGGTGGATTGAATATTTTGACTGAAATAGAGTTAGTATCAGCACGCAAGAAAGTATCTTCCACGTTGTCTATTTGTTCAATCCCTGCCATTTCGTCGCATTCTTCATTAACTACCATTTTAATATATCCGAATGTAAGGTTATAAGATTTTAAACTCTTTGGCTTGTCGCAACCTACGAAGATTACACATTGACCGGTCTTTTTATATTTTGCAATCATAGGACTTGTCGTGAACTCCCACTCATCATCTTCTTCATCACGAATAACCGTCTTTTGAAACTGATTAAATACTGATCCTCTTAAATCTGTCTTATATCTTCTCGTAAATACTACGTGTGCCTTTGGATCGTTCTTGATTACTTCTTTCGCAAAGCCAGCCATAAAATTTGATTTAATACTTCCACGTCCGCCTTTAAATATAAACTCTCGCCACTTTCCATTTTCAAGTGCTTCGTGCATTTCTCGGTATACTTCTACAAAATCAGACGTAATATCTGATATTGGCATATTATATTTTTCATGTTGTTCTTCTTTAACGCTTGACGATTGCCATTCTTCAACTAACTTTATAGCGTCTACATTACCCTGTATGGCTTTAAATATGGCACCGCTTGCGACTGCCGATTGTATTTGTTTATCTTCTCCTATAAGTGGATTATAACTATTTAATAACTCCCTTGTTTCTTCACTCATGTTACTTTCTAGCATTAAAGGAACTAACTCTCTTAGTAGTTTTTTCTCTTTTTGCACCTTATTCGATGCTATCGCACCCTTTAGACCAATTTCACTGCGTTCTCTAGGTGTCCTTTTATTCATCGGTATTAAGTTTTCATCATTCAATGCTTTGACACCCTCTTACTTTTAATATATTATAATGCAAAATAGACCTAGTTTCCTAAGTCCATTTTATCAAGTAATCAATTAGTTGTCAATTATATCTGTTATTTCTACTGCGTTATCTTCGCCCATCTTAAAATACCGCTTAGCATCTTCACATTCAACAATAACAACTCTTTTTCTATTTTCATCTTCATATACTTTTGAATAACCTTTTGTAGGTATTGAAAACTGCCCTTCAACCTTTTTATAATCGTCTGTGATATATGAATAATATATCCTAGTTTCCGTTTTTCCTGATGGATGACCAAAGGTAATTTCATTTAACATTGTTTCATTCCCTTTTTCTTTTTGAATAAAGTTTTCTCTAAACTTATTTAATTCAGATACTGAACCTTTTAATTCTACTATCTTTTCCTCTAATAACTTAATCCTTTTCTTGTTTGTCATATTATCTCCTTTTTAAAATCCTCTAAATTCTGTTATTGTGACTTCCTTTTTATTTTCAGATATACTATCGTCAAACTCATTATATATTCCTTTTCTCGTTATTATAATGGCCTCATTGTTTGTTTCTAGTTTATCTAATGATTTTCTCAACCTGTCTATTCTGTATATAAAACACTTTTTACCGACTGGAGATATTGTTTAGTTGTCAATTGTCTATTCTTTCTCTTCATAGTAAATGCTTTCTATCGAATTGCTAAGTAGTAAGTTCTTAGTAAATACTGCTTTTTCTTCCTCGCCTGCTTGGAATGTTGTTGTTCCACACAGATCAAACGATATCCATTTTGCTTTTTCTAGTTCTTGTTGTAGATTCCCAATATCTTTTTCGTAATAAACTGTTAGTGATTCTCCACTTTTAAGTATTAGTCCATATCTCATCACTCTTTTTCTCCATCAAGTTCTTCGTTTAACTTGTTTAATATTACGATCCCATTTATATCTGTTAATTCTTCAAACCATGCGCCAGTGAAAAATTGTTCGCAATCCTCTTTCAGCCATTTTGCTTTTTGATTACGCTTATTCTTCCTTAATATCTTTCTAGCTTTTCTGTAATCTTTAACTGCCTGTAAAATTATCGCATTCTTAAATTGCTCGTATGGTTCTACTGGCATTCTTTCTTCGATTTCGTGTAGTTCACATCTTCTCATGTTCTCTCCTTAGTATACTATATTTACGTTGATTGTTCAAGTTTATTCCTTGTATTCCATTATGATTTTTACATATTCGCCAAAATGGTTTGATTCAAGACTTTCGCAATCAATATTAAATTCATTATTTTCATAACTAATTGGACAATCTAAACATCTAACCCCATCACAACAATCAGACGTTCTTCCTAAACTGTTTAGCATTTCCTCTCTCTTCTCGTGCAATTCTTTTGCGGTTACATTATCATATTTTCCCATTTACTTTTCCTACCTTTCAAAATGAGTTACGTTTTTATTATATTCTTTTGCAAATTCTTTATTGATGATACTTACACATTCGTTTTCAACTGATATTACATCGTAATCTTTTAAAATTAAATTACAAATATCATTTTCTGTCATTTCTGCTATTTCTTCGATTGTCGTTAATTTTTTTTCAACGGCAAATCTTCTTGCACTTCTAATCATTCCGTCATATCCCAAACAATTTCTTAATTCATTTCCGTCCATTTACTTTTCCTCCATTTTCGCCACTGCTATTTTGTTTTCACTGTTTCTATCTGCTACTACCCTTAAGCCTACTAAATGTGACACAATATTATCTCCTAAAGTTCCAAATGCGTGTGTTTTTGCTTGCGTGTATAGATTTTCTGATAATACTACGATGTTTGGCTGCGTTTTGTTTATATGTGTATAATTATACTTTTCTTGTATAATCTGTTCGATAATTTGTTTACCAGTCATAATTCCTCCTTTGATAATTTTTTATATCTACTTCGGTTCATTTATTCTCCTTTTAACCCCATAATAGTTTTGCAATTTCCACTTTCTTTTTTAAATCATTTACATCTTTTTTAGCATATGTTAAAGAGTACGAATGTTCTTTTTCAATTGTTCCGTTTTTTAATCCTGCGTGGTACGCTATTGCCTTTTCAAGCTTATATTGGAAATATTCTTCACTTTCAGGCATTGCAAGCGTTATATCTTTTGCTCTGCTTTCCCAATATTCAGCCTTGCGCGCTTGCTCTTCTGCTTTGTTGTAATATTCCATTGATTTTTCCATTCGGTTGTTGTTTCGCTCAATCAATGCTCTGTGTTTGTGTTCGCTGTGATGACCTACTTTTATCGGTTCTGCTAATGATAAAAATTCTCTTCCTTCTTGCGCTGCGTTCATTCTTTCGTTGCTTTTATTAGTGCTATTAATACTTGCGTTTCTGTATTTTTCTGCTTTACGTTCTGCGTATGTCTTATCCTCAATTCTTGTGATTGAATAATAAAACTTTTCATTTTTTTCTAAGATAAAGTTGTATACTTTGCAATCTACTTTTTTCCCATATTTCGTTTCTAATTGGATAATATCTCCTTTTTCGTATTCTTCTTCACATTCTGCTACCCAAACATTAGGACAGTATTTTCTAAAAACATTCATTTATTTCCTCCTCGTCAATTTCTCCATATTTTCATAGTTTATATTTCCATTGCTAGTTTCCAAAATCTGCATATCTTTTCGGATTCGATACCCTTCAATTTCGATGTCGTATGTTTCAAATTCTTCTATTCGTTTCAAAACTGTGCCGATCGGATATTTTATAAGCATTTTAAATATTCTTTGTTTAAACCATCGTCCGTTTTGCTTGTGTGTCTGTGGCTTTGATTCTCGTCCTGTAAGGTAATCTAGGCTTACGTTTAATGTATCGGCTAGAATAATCAATTCCCTTGTGTTAGGAAGCGTTTTACCACTGATGTATGATGATATTGTGGTGTTCGATATTTCGGTTATTTCTGCGAAAGTGCTTTGCAATATCTTTTTGTTGTCCAGTTCTTGTTTTAGTATATCTTTAAATTCCATTAGTTCACGCTTTCATGGATATTTCCGATTACTTCAAAGTCCATTTCGCTTAAACTTTCTAAACTATATATATCCTCATAACAGTCAATATTTATTGCTACGAATTGGAATAGTTCTTCTAAGTACTCGATCTTAAATCTGTAAGTTCCAAAAGTGAAATGTATTTCAATGAAATCTCCCCCATAAACTTCGACTTCATTTTTATCTTTTGTTCCTGTATATTGTTCAATAATTACTTCATCGATTTCTCTGTGCAAAATAATATCTTTTTGCTGGATAATATCAAACCCCCAACAATTGACAACCTTGGGTAAATTACTTTTATCAAAATCAAAACTTTCTCTTTTATTATGAAAACTAATACTTGAAACTTCACGAATTTTTTTTGTTTTTTTATCCCAAACTCTAAATTTAATATCTCTCATTTTCCCTCTCCTTATCTTCTCATGTCAAACATATCGTGATAATATATTTGCATGACTCTCTTCTTTGCTTTTTCAAGTTCTAATCTTGCGCCTTTGCTATCTTCCCAACCTCGCATCATGTAAATTGAATCAGCCATTGTTAATACTTCTAGGCATATGTGCATATATTCCTCGTGAGTCGTCCATTTCGGCATTCTGGAGCATATCTTGGCTGGGTTGTATACTTTGTAGCCTAATAGTTTTAATTTTGCCGATACAAGCATAAAATGGATTCTGTAAAACTTTGATTCGGTTATTTTACCACTGATGTATATGGTTTCTTTCATGCTATCCTCTTTCTAATTTTAAATTTAACTGCTCAATCTCGGCTTTGAGTTTTGAGTTTTCTTGAATAAACTCATTCTCTATTTTCTTAAATCTAGAAATCCATTCTCTTTCATTTTTTAAATCTTCTTTTATTCTTTCTATTTCTTTGTTTCTATCCAGTAATTCTATTCTTGTGTTGTTTCTCCATTCTCTTTCGCTTTTTAATTCGCCTTTTAGTTTGGTGTTTTCTTGAATTGAATCTAATATATGTTTTTTTGTTAATTCAAAATTATAAGATTCAACACTGTTATCCCAAAACATTTTTTCATCAAATAATTCATTTACTTTCTTAGCTGCTTCTTCATTCGTCATTTATTCTTCCTCGCTTTCTAAAGTTCTACCGCAAATATGAACTTTGCGGATATTTTATTGTTTTTCCATTCTTTCAAAGAAGCTTGTCCTTTGTTCTTTTTTTAATGTTCCTAATCCTATAAGTTGACAATATAATTTTTCTGCTTCTTCTCCTGATACCGATTGCAATGGTTCTACTGTTTTACCTGTTACCCTTGCTACTGTTAAACAAGTCATGTCTTTCTTTCCTGAATAGTCAAATCCAATAGTTAAGCAGTCTGTCATTATTCTCCCTCGCTTTCTAAAAAGTCGTTTACTTCTAACGCTAGTACTTTGCAGAGTTTAATAAAGTTATTGAATCCAGGTTCTGCTTGGTCGTTTTCCCACCTAATTATTTGATGTCTGTAAACCCCTACTAGTTCTGCTAGTTTCTCTTGTGAATATCCTATATTTTTTCTTCTCGATTTAATTAAACTTCCTAATTTCATTTATATTACCTACCTTTCAAGTAACATTATATCACTGTTGTAACTAGATAGCAACACTTAGATTGTACTTTTATTGTTTTTTTTGTAAAAAGGTAGCCTTGCGACCACCTCTTTTTTAGTTCCATGTTACCCTCCTATAAAAAATCTGCAATTGTCATTTGTGGATCTTCTTTGAAAACAAGCATTTCTTCTATTGCACTTTTATAAAAATCTTTTTTTATTTCAAAACCATAACTATTTCTTTTCAGTTCCATACAAGCCCTTAGTGTACTTCCGCTTCCTGCACATGGATCAATTACAACGTCTCCCTCATCAGTAAATATCTCTATTAGTGTTTTTAATACATTTACTGGTTTCTGTGTTGGGTGAATTTTAGGATATTCTTTTTTACTGTCTCTCTCCCATTTTATCCAATTAAAAACCATATGTCCTGTTCCTGCTATTTTTTTACCTTTCTCGTCTTTTTTGCATCCGTTATTAAATTTTGGAAGTTTATCACGATATAATACAACAGCGTGCTCTGTTGCTCCAACTATTTTCATGTTTGCTTTTAACACTTGTGATGAATAGTTTTTGATAAAAAACAAAGGGTATGCATTATTAAATCCGTATTTTTTACCATATTCGATTACCATTTGCATTTGTTCAAAAGCACAAAAAACTATCATTGCTGGTGCTTTCCCCTTTTCTTTTGGTTCTTTCTTTAGTAGCCTACTACAAAAGTGCATATATTCTGCAATCCTAAAATCATTATCCGTATCAAAAAACGCTTTTCCAGCTTTATCGCTTTCTCCGTTTTTATTATCTCCGTCTATATACCATTGGTTACTACTTGCGTATGCGTTAATTCCTAAATTATAAGGTATATCAGCAATAACTAGTTGTGCTTTTGGTATACCGTATTTTTTAAAGTTTTGGAAATGATCATTATATAATTCTGTCTTAATTTTTTTTTTATAATTATATTCTTCTCCCATTTTACTCTCCCAACAATTCTTTTTCTAATTTATCAATATCAATTTTTCTTTGCTCAAATTTATTAAATGGATCTTCTTTCTGCTCTATTGCTTTATCGTTTAATATTAAGTTTTTCACTTTTACTGGAAGTTTCCCAAACTCCTTTTTTCTCTTACAAGCGTTTGCATATGCTTCTGTAAACATTCTTCTAACAGAGCCTTCCACTATTTTTGTTTCTGTTCGCCCCCACATAATAAGTTGACTTGGGCTTCTCACAACTTCTTTTACTTCTTCTGGGAAATCGTCAAAACTTTCTCTTGCGTGGTTACTATTTCTAATTGCTTTACTTACTAAATCCCATGCCTCTGGTTCGCTAATTTGCTTGAATTCTGCCACCGTTCCTAGTTTGTCTATGATTTCTCCAACTGTCGGAGCGAAACCACTATTATTGCATTTTACTGCAATTTGAAGTGCTGTTTTGATATCTTCGTTATCATATTCTGCAAGAAACATATACCACGAATCGACCGTAACTGATTTTTCGGCTTGCGATAGTTTACTGAAACTTAGTGGGTAGAGTGTAAATAATCTTGTGAGTAATGTTTGTACTTCTTCTCTTTTCATTTATTCTCCTCGAATTCTATCGAAACCATATTAAACATTCTTATTCTTCTGTTATCCGAAAAAACATCTACAAAATGTTTATCTCCATCTCCATTAGGTTCATGATAGAGAATTTTATCAATTCCTTTTTTCCCCAAAACTATAAATGGCGTATTAAATATTGTATTGTCTGCAAAAAGAGCACTTATAATTTCTTTATCGCAAACTTCTCCTAACCCTACATTCATACTCTCTCCTTTTAAGAATCCATAAACCCCACGGACTTGGATTCTGTTTGCTTGTTGTAGTTTCCATTTCTTTCTACTGCACTCACTACCCATTTCTTAATTGCCATATAATGACTTTTTGCTTTGTAACCTTTCATCTCAATATATTCGTCAAGATAGGTTATCAATTCATCAGCATTTTTGTAAGTGTTTTTTAATTTGATTAATTCGTTATCAGTTAACAATACATGTTTAAATTCGCCGAACTTATGTTTGGTTGGCGTATCTTTTTTTACATTCTTAACATTATTATCATTCTTTACATTCTTGTTAGTGTTCACTTGTTGTTCACTCGTTGTCCACTCGTTGTTCACTTGTTGTTCAGTTTGTTGTTCGCAGTGTTGGTACTTTTCCCAATTGAGTATTGAAATTAGGCGGTTTTGGTTGCTTGTTTGTTGTTCAATCTGTTGTTCACTTTCTAGGTCTTTTAGTATTCTTTGTACTTTGCTTTCCGATATTTTTAGTTTAGCACTGATACTTTTTCTTCCTGTTAGCAGTTCGCCCGGTTTTAAACTTACCTTTTTGCCTTTGAATAAAACATCATATTCTTTGTGAGTTGCGTTCAATAAGAGATACACCCAAATGGAAAAATAGTCACTGTCTTTGCAAGCGATCGGATTTTCTAAAATCTTTCTATGCAGCTTGATATATCCCTCCACGCTTATTCCTCCTCTGTTAATATTTCAAATCTTGTCAATGTTTTTCTGCTAGGTTCTCTTTTCCCGGTTTCCAACAAACAGATCATTTCTTTTGACAATCCAATAATTGCGCCCATTTGCGTTTGTGTAAATTTTCTTGATACTCTGTAACGATATAATTTTTCTTTAAATTCCATGAAGCAAACCTCCTTTCTGTAAATATAATAACATCTATTTAAAATATTGTCAACTAGTTTAAATGAAAATAAACAATAAAAAACGTTGCGTAGGCAACAAAAAAGAACGCCATTTCTGACGCTCTTCTCATTAAATTCCCTCCTTTTTAATTCGTTCAAATTCTTCTGTTGATATTCTGTACTGTATGCCAAATTTTGTTGACTTGATTAGTCCTGCTCTTGTCTTTCTTCTTACTGAATCTTCTGATAGCAATAAGATTTCTGCTACTTCTTTTAATGTGTAAAATTCTTTCATAAATTTAACTCCTTTTTTAGGTTTTTAATAACGTGACCGTTATAACTGTTTTCGGTCAATTCAATAAATGTTTTTACCGTCATAGTATCTTTGTCAACATTAATTTCATGGTCCTTTGCAAAAGACTTTCTTCCCATTTCACACGAGCCTGTTAATATATGATGCCACGAGAAGAACTCG